TGCTTGTCTATTCGACTTTTGTTTTCGACAACAAAATGAGAGCCTCTGCTGCTTCTCGTTGTCTCTTCGTCCTATACCGCAGGCCTCGCGGGCGATACTTGCGATACGGCTGCGTCGGCACATAAGGCACAGTTGGTGTCGTGAAGGGTCTTGGAACAATCTTCTCCAAACCCTGGACATCGTATTTCTCTTTGTAGCTTTCCAACATGTCATCGTATGTTACTGTTAGCATGAGGCAGCCATGGGCTATCTCTGCACGTTCAGCAATTTCGATCATCTGAGCTCGTCTCATCTCGTAATGCTCACGACCATAAGCAAACCATTCGCGTAAAGCGCCATCTATGATTTGCATGGCTTGTTGAGCACGAGTTATAGATTTCGAGCGAAGTACTGCATGTAAAGCTTTGAAGATTGAATCCTCGTCCAGCGCTCCCATTATGAAGCCCGTATCTGGACTGAAGATGTTCTTCCGTTTCAAGAGATCTGCATCCTTATCCTTCATGTAAGGTACAGGGTCTGATTCCTTGTCCGGCATGGTGAACAACATATCACGTTCTTCCAAGAATTCTGCCACAGAAATGTGATTAAACTCTGGGAAGTCCTGGTGAACGGAGCTCTTGGCATCGTCACCATAAGTGATTAGCGCACACACATCACGAAATTCAGGAAGATCTTTACGATCCCTGCAAATGTGATAGTATGCGCAGCGGAAAAGCAAGGCATTGACAATTGAGTTGATGTACACTGTAAGATTCTGCCCCGAGGGGTTTGATCCATAGTGCTGTATCAAATCTCCATTATATGCCATAAGTGGGTAACAAATATCTGTGGCGATACCTTCCATAACCTGGAGGTCGCGTTCAGAATACCCACAATGCTTCCCGATGTCCATCATGATTCGGAACGCAGAAAACATCACTTGCGCAGGCATGCGTAAATCATACTTGCTGTAATCTCCAGCAAGAATTCGATTTTCCCCGTACTTCCTCACGTGCTTGGCCAACTGGTCCCATTCAGGACCCTGCGCGTTGATACCAACAGCACACTCGGATGTTAAAGGCATCATCGAAATGATACGTGCTATAGGCAAGTAATACTTGCGAACCAGGAGTTGCAATGCCGTAGGCGCTCCCTGGAAAACCCTGACCTTGTCCTTAGTCAATTTTGTCGCTTCATCCTTCAGACATGCTTTGAATATTGGATAGGCTCTTTCTCCAGCGAGATAAAGCTCTTCCATTTCATAGGCGTGTTTCCAGAACATGGGATCCAGCTCGGCTGGACATTGATGATCTGGATACTCTTCAGGATCCAAAAGCGTCAAGAAGTTAGACTTTGGACCGGACAGGGGAAAACCAATGGATGTACTTGGAGGCATTTTGTCAACAAATCTCATCCCATCAATACCACAAACGGTTTCCATCTCAGTCAAGGGTCGAACTTGAGACTTCATCTTCGGCAACTGATCCAACGCCTTCAATACAGGGACAATGTAGTCCTTTGCTGCACGAGTGAGCAATGATCCTTCAATTCCCTGAGAAGGTTTGGTAGAATACTGAAGTGAGGCCTGAAAAGGCCAACCCTTTCGAAACTTCGGTGGTCCCCATTTCTGTGGTACTCCTGTGACATCCTCAACATGTTTGGAGATTATGGTGTCTTCTACTTCAGAATGGTAAGTGGCTCTTCCAGTGCACTGTCCATAGTACTTACAATATGCTCCTTTTGGGAGGTAGTTGATAGCACTTTTGGGATGCACGTCGGGACCCTGGTAAAATTGTATGTCATAGAGCTGTTTGGGAACAGTTCCCTCACTCTTTGCCAAAACAACACCGGGTTTCTCCGACAGAGCTTGCTTAGCATTTGCCATTTGATCTTGAGTCAACAGGCCACTACATCCATCGACATGTCCATTGACTCCACCAAGGTGGAATCCCCCAATCAAGGGGCCTTTAGTTTCCGTCACCAATGCACCCATACACAATCCTTCGAATGTGTTCATAGGTAGCTTATAACGAGAACCAAAGAATGTACATGCCTTTGTGAAAACTGGTCCTGGGTTCATTTTAGTCCTCGGCGTTTTGCTGCTGACCTGGAGTTTGCTTCCGTCTTCTTTCTTATACACAAAACGTGCTGGAACAGAAGCGAAGCGCGATTCCGGTAAGTATGCAGTTAAGTCCTTCCAATCACCACCGTTGGGAACCCAAACGAGTGATAAATCGGTATTAGGTACTCTCACGCTATGACCTTTATGAATCCATGTCTCAAAATTCCCACCAATTAAGGTGGGATCATGGCGAGTAACAGAAATCTTCATGTCATCCTCAATCCACATATGATGTGGAACCAATGCAATGTTTGAACAAGGAAAGAATGCGTCGCAAACGTATACCTTGTCAGACTTTGAGGTCCGCATTTCCATGAAAGCGAGGTTCTTGAAGACCATATTTTCCAAATCGTCAACTGAGGTAGTCTTAGCCTTGTCTGAACATGGCATTTCAGAAACGACAACACCGGACCATGGATTGACCTCGGTGTCTCTTTCTTCAATGTCCACATCAGCTGTTGGGGCAAGATTTCCCTGAGGTGAAGGGACAACTTTCAATTGCTTCCATACTAACGCAACACCATAGAGAGCTGCGACAGCTAAGCAACATCCAGTTATCCACTTCACGTGCCGATCACGATACATCTTGAACACTGCAGGCATTGCCCTGTTGTCTGCTGAAACTTCTTCATACAACCTTTTCTTTTCCACCTCAACAATTCTGCCCATAGCCAAAAATGGATAGAACAGAGTCAGGTAGAAGATAGATAGAGTGCAGAAGGAGAAAATAAACAGTACAATGGCAAGAATGATATGATTAAAGTAGGAACGGCGGATCCGCTCCTTCAATTTCGTCTCATTTGTAAGCCAAATCAAGTTCATGATGTATCCTCGAGAAAGCCAGTCTGTTGGGATCCAATTCGTCCAGGTGGTAAATGGAGAATTCTCCAACCAATCTAGACGTTTTACCATCCATTCAACAGTCCTTTCTTCAATGACATCGGTCCAATATTCCATCTTCGGGACAAAACCCTTAGTGTAATTGTAAAAGCGTTGTGAAAGAGTCTTAGCAATCTTGACACCAAACTGGTTATCCATGATCACAAGATCTTCCATAGGATAGGGATCCTCCTCCTGGAGCGATTCCTTGAAGCTTTCTTCCTCCGGGTCTTTCTCGTTGTGTTCAGCCTCACAAAAGGTGCAATACCCCTGATGAGGGCAATCATCCGAGACTCTGTCTAGGCACATGACTGGTTTCTTCTTCTCACAGACACAAACATCTGTGACAAGTCCACAATCCTTACACTTCACAAGTTTCTTTGCGAGGTTGGTATTGTTGGCAACCAGTTTCTCCTGTGCTTCGAAGAAACCCTTAGAGTCCTGTGCCACATAGCGCACAAAGTGGTGTAGAGAGACATCTTTAAGCGGAACGCCATCCCACTTGATGTACTTCCATCCCACGAGTGCTGGGGCACCCTCCACGTGACTGGGGATAGGAAACGATCTTTCAACGGAAATATACCACAAATCTGGGATGAGTGGGACCTGTCCATTGAAATGCTTCGTCACCTTGTCACTATCCAGCATTCCATCAGTTTTGAATTCCTCCCTCACCTTAACGGTGATGGTGATTCGATCTCGACGGGTAATGGAGGTGGGCTCATTGGAGTACACTGTCGCGCATGAGTCCTTGACATTCTTAGTTCCCACAACACATTTTGGTTCAACAGATACCTTGCCTTTCAGCTCGGCTTCTGCCATATTAGCATACATACGAACGTTGTTTACTAACTGAACCATCAATGTTGTTGGAGCTTGTTGTACAAACTCAGGCTTTGTATTTCCAATGTCATCAATAAGAACACCATTCATGTATGATCGATAGTTCGACATGAACTTATCAGCCTCATTGAGGGTGATAATACGATCATCAGTAGCCTTGTAATTGTTATGAAGTAACGTCGTGACCATGAGGATATTGGCAACAGAAGATTTCCCAACTGCTGTACCGCCAAACACACCAATACTATAAGGGGAGACACGAAGGCCTCCCTGCACACGAGTTTGTCGGAAAGAAGACTGCCAACTGCGCAAAGCATCAAGCTTCCGCCTGTAGACATTTTTCTCAACTGCGCCTCGTGATGTAGTGATGAAATCTTGACACTTCTCTATTGTCCTACAGAGAAGTTCCTCGTAATCATTCTCGTCCATGTGTTGGAGCTCCAAGTTTCCTGCCTTAGCATAGTCGAAACATTGCTGGCAGATTCCAAAATTCTCCTCAAATTCCTCATTTTCCATATTTCCATACAAGAGCGGTTTAATAGAACCACGCTCAAAACACGCATAACCTCCTTCTGCAAAGAAGACAATTGTCTCGAAGACAGCGTCGATCAAGTCGACGCAAGATGCCTGCTTCGCAGCAGCTCCAATGGAAAACAACTTCATACTACCGACACGAAAATCAAGTGAAGAAGCCTCACAGAGTCCAAGACCCACAGCTAGGCTGAGTATCTTGGAAATCTTAGAGAAACCTTCATTTCTGATGACTAGAGTCCAGTTCTCCTGACAATCCTTGAGTAGTTTGAGCCATTTAGGCCTTTCCACTTCATGCAGGTATGAACGTAACTCACCAGTCTGAGTGTCGTAACAGGTGTTCAAAATGTTTTCTGTCCTGGGCAAACAGAATTCGCCACTCTGTGTAGAGAAATCCAATTCACAAACTTCTGCAAGATAGTTTGCTGCTAAAACAGCAACAGACTTCCTGTAATGTGTCTTGAAATACAAAAACAATGCTCCACACATCTGAGTGGTTGAAACGGCTTCTCGCAAAATCGTATACAATGCACCAAGATTTTCTATCTTATCGATGAGATCCTCGTCAATAGGTAAATTGTCCGTATCTGCGAGTCTGGAGAAGACTTCAGCGATGCCTCCAGTTGCCAAGCCGATTTGGGGAGTATACACCTGGGTATTAGGTGGATCCTCCGATTCGTATTCATTGTGTTGCGGCCTACGCCGCTTCCGTTCCCTACGTTTCGATTGCAAATTACGCATGTATTTCTCTCGACGTGCCTCTTTCTCTCCAATTTGTGATTGGAAATACTGAGGAAATCGTAGATAGAATTTGAACATGCGCTGCTTAAATCGATGCTTCCTGTACATAATGTACACTGCAACTACCGCAGCAATTGCAATCCCAAAACTCCAAAATACCAAGATAGGGGCAACTAAAAACGTGATACGCGTCAAAAGCCACAGAATAACGTCTTCCACTCGAAGGTGGGGCAAATCGTCTTCTGGCAAAAACGCCATCGCAGAAACAGTTGCATATCCAGCAAACCAAGCCCAAAACAAAGACGTGCTAATCAAAGCACGAAACATCCAACTCAATGCACTACACGTGCAAACCAGGACGGTCCAAGAAACTTCGCGCAAATCGCGAACGCTCTTCATCGTCTTCCTATCGGGGGTCAGCCTTTGGCATACTGACATTTCCCGAGCACTTTTTCCGTATGTACTAGCCCAAATAGTAATTGACATCATGTGCTCAAGATAAAAGGGGAACGTGGTTCCTCAAAGTATTTCTGAATTCATAAACCTCTCACTAGATATAGAGGTAATACAGTTCAATGCGTCTTACGGATACGAAATCCACGGCCTTTGGGTGGCCGCAACCAGCTGCGCATATATAGTTATACTACATAAGTCTAGTTCCAATGTTTCTCTCAATATTGAACGCTCTCTCACTGTCATCGGTTGCCAAACCTCGAGTGAGAAACTTGTACTCCCCGCCGGAACAAACGGGGTAAGATCATCTGCTTGACCATTACGTCGACCCATGCTAGTAGGGTACAGAATCAACGTCACACTTTCGCCAAGGAGTCCACATCGGACAAAAAGTGATTTATTGAAAACAGAGAATACTCTGAGTCGGACTCTCAATCCAACCGAGTACCAGATTTGGTCGTTCTTACACGTCTTATATATATCTTCCGTATTACTACGAAACTCATAGAGATGTGAATCCAAAATGTCTGCCGCCGATCAAGGTCGGTCTCATAACAAAATGGACGCGCCCACAGAAGTGGGTACACATAATATATTAGAAGTCCAAAAGGACTACCAAGGACAGCCTATAAGTCTTGTGACTAGGCAAATCACTAACAGTAAATGTACGTTCAGCTTACCAGATGGGTACTGAATGCTCTATACTTAGATACCGTATTTTTACGTCTTTTATGACAGAATTTTTATTCACTAATGTGATGAAGTGGTTAAACTTCCCGGGATACACCGGCCGTGTTCAATTCACGGGATAAAAGGAATGTAACAAATACACTTAATGAGTGCAGTACCAGAGAGCGTCGTAACGCTCAAAGGCACTACAACAAAATCATCAAGTATATAGGGGCGAGCTTAACTCGCCAACTACAC